GAATTATATCAGAAAACCCTGAATCGAACGCGAAGATGTTGGAGCAAAATGATATGTCTGCCGCATTGAAATTCGAGTTTGATCAATACTGGAAACAGCTTTGTCGGATAACCGGAACAGTTGTTATAGACATGGAATTACTGAAAGGGGGAGATCAGTCAGGTGCATATATTAAGAATCTCTACAATGATGCTATTCAGTACGCTCTTGATGCTCGACCAAGATGGCAGCCAGTACTTGAAAAGATAGTTTCCATTGTAAAAGAAGGACTTGGCAGGGAAGAGAAGAAAACGCTTGACTACAAATCACTCGTAGTTATTTCAGAACCTGACATTTATGTTCCAATGAATATTGCAGAGGAGGTTCGATTGGTAAATGAGTCGCTGACTGCCGGAGCTATCTCGGTCGAAACAGCAGCAGAAACACACTACCTTGCTTCACCAAACGAAGTAAACAGATTAAACAACCAAAAAATAAAAGAAAATGAACAAGAATCAAGTGCTAACGATAATGCAGATGGAGGAACTTCCGATACCGAGTAATTCTCCGGCAGGGAAGTGTATCGCTTTAGTAGAACGAATCAGTGGCGACAAAGATTACGTGATATTCGCAAATGGAGGCATAGTAGCAGATAAGCAGCCGATGTCAGCGGTAAGGAAGATAATTGAGTACTATCCGGCAGTGAAAGCTAAAAAGGTGGTAGAGCAAGAGCCTGAGCCAGTAATTGAGAAAACTCCTGAACCAGTCGCATCTACCGAGTATAATAGGAATGAAGCGATCAAATTCCTCGTATCGAAAAAAATGAACGAAGGGAAAATGAAAGAGAAGAATGATGATGAGCTTAAGAAGCTATTGAAGGTTTTTAGGAAGTAACCCCGCATGTGATAGCATCGCATGTCTGACACGAGAGTGTTTATAAAAAGAAAGCCCAGATTAGTAGTCTGGGCTTTTTGTTTTTAAAAACATTTCAAGCACTTGTTCTTTCTTATAGCACATCGTCCATCTCCCTTTAATGGAATAATGATCTGAAATCTCCGAACAGCGAACGTTCTTTTGCCACCACAATGCGTATTCCATCATTAATGGCTTTATCTCATGCATCAATTCATGCAGCATCTCATTCTTTTTATTTTGAGTTTCAGTCATGTCTTAAGGCATAGAGATTTCGTTCAGGCTCTTTACCAACCGATGCGACTTACTCAACTCCCCATCCTTCCGATACATCAATACTTTCATCGGCCTGAAATAGGTAATTTCAGCAATAACGCCACGGTTTCCATTAAGTACTACCTCATCTCCAATCTTAAATTTAATTGATTGGCGATAGGTTTCGTTGATCAGATTCTCGCATGACGCAAGTAATTGTTGAAGCGATGAGTGTTGAGAGAGGAGGGATTGAATCATTCTGGCAAAAGTTCTACAGGTTCATCACTCCAAGTTAATTTACGTCCGATAAGTTTTTCGATTGAACCTGAAGGAAGAAAAACATACTGAGCCTCTCCAGTTCCAAACATACCCTTACTGATATTTCTTTCTGGATAATCCATGTATGTCATTTCATCTCCATTTTTATCAACTGCTAACCATGCCATAATTATTCCTCCTTACCATTTAGTCCCCACCACTCATTCACGTCTTCTGGCTTATACTTTCCGGCAACGCACAACTTGATAAACTCATAAACCTTCTCGATTTTTCGTTCTGTTTGGGTAATTGAAGGTTCGAAGTCCTCACGTTTGAGAATAAAGCGAACACCGCGATTATATGGTTTACCGGTGAGTTCGTTGACGTGGGCGTTGAAAATAACGTAATATCCAAGTTCACTGTTCGGTAAACCTAGGAAATGCCCGATGAACTGGTCTCGATATTCGTCAACCACATCAGCCAGTGTAGCCGATCCGTCGGTAAGGTTACACGCTTTTGTTTTGTTTGCTGGACATTTAATCTCACACCAATTAACTGTTTCGTCTGACTCATAAACAAGTCCGTCTGGTGAATCTGAAAATCCTTCGAATGGAGATAGAAATAATATTTCATCGAAGTCGGTCGATCCGCATTTTATTTCTTCCATGAAATTTTCTCTCCACCAATTGATTGCCAAAGGTTCGTTATCCTTACCAAACTGCATTTGCCAAATTTCACCACGCTCATTATTGTCCATGATGTCATTCTCTATGATCTGGGTAACAATCTCATTTATGTATGAAATGGATGTAAGTCCAAATTCTTCGCCTTTCTTTCTGCCTCCGGTGCTTAGTTTCTTGATGCAGGACGACGTGATATTTTTTGATCGCTTAATCTTCCACGCAAGCTCTTTGTCTCGCATGGTTGGTTGCTGGTCGTATTCTACTTCCATTTCGTTATAATATTAAAAATTGATTTTGTTAAATAAATGTCATAGCTAGCATCGTGAAGTTTTTCTTCTTCAACTTTTATTCCTAGTGTGGTAGCCACGGTAGATAACTTGAAGTTTTCCATGTCAGCACGCTTTTCTGCAAGAAATAAAGTTGCAAGAACCATTACATCTAATGAACTTGACCAAAACCATGATCCAAAATAATTATTTTTATTTTGAAGAAAAAAACCCCTTAAAAACAGATTGTCGAATGCTGCATTATTGTATCCTACCAGAAAGAATTTATCTTTCTTATTGAACTTATCGACGTACTTTCCTAGCATAGATATAAGCGTATTATATACTTCTTCCATTGGCTGATATGCTAAAACCTGATCTTTAGTTACACCAGAAACCTTCAATGCCTCTTCTTCAATTATCGCAAGCGGGTTTGGTCTTACGTTGAAGTTAAATTGCTGCTCAATCTTGCCATTAATAATGATCTCACCGCTTATTTGATGGATTCCATGTTTCGAAGGATTTAACCCTGTTGTTTCAAGGTCAAAAAAGAATAGTTTCATTTCTTCTCCTCCAACGCTTCTTTAAATTTAAGCTGATCTTCTGGGGTGACGTCATACTTAGCCCAAACAGACTCGATCTTATTTCCTTCCTGTTTAGCCCAAGTAACGATTGATTTCCAGTTTGCGGATTCTGGGGTTAACTTTGGCTTTGGCGTTTCCGCTGTTTTTGGTTGAACTGGTCGGATTCGTAATCCCTCGACTGTTTCTCTACCGAATCGCACCTTTTGATCAACAAATATTGCAACAGGTATGTTTTTCCACGTATCAGTATCCATACCTCCACCAGCGAATCCCTTAACAATCGTTGAGTTACCGACATTAAGTATCATGCTTTTATATCTCTTGTCAGTAAAGTGAGCTAAGTTGCACTCCTCGTCTCCTGTTGCCAATTTACATACCTCTTGCGTGACATGTGAAATGACCAATACTAAGTCTTTCCCTTCAACATCACATGACGCCAAATAATTTGATTTAAATACCTTTTTCCAGTGCCCCATTTCGTTTTAGTTTTATTAGTTTAAATCTTCAAAATCCCATTTAGCCTCCACGCTTTCAAATCCAAACTCTTCAGCCGACCGGACGAGTTCATCCTTCCATTGGTCGGAAATAATCTCCTGCATTTTCTGTTGAGTGAATTGCTCGTCAGTGCAGGTGAAGGATAGGTTGAAATTAATTTGCTTCATTTTCTTGTTTTAAAAATTCGTCGGCAACTTGAAGTGAATCTGATATTATGTCTCTGTATGATCTAAGACGGCTATTTGGATCGCTTAACATCCCTTGCATTGCAGCACATGCAGCGTAAAACCGCCTGCTCATCCCGGGATAAACACCGTTCGGCACATCTGGGAATGCCGGGTCTTGTCCTAATTTAATTTGCTTCATTTTTCTTCATTTTCTTGACGTAATCAATACTTGTTTGAACCCACTGCATACAAAATGCTTGGTCATAAAAGAAGATGGTCGTAGAATACAGAGCGTTGCAAAGTAATCCGATCGCATCTTTATTGTCTCTGGCGATGAGGTTCACTAACTCGGCATATGCCCTTGTTTTTGCTAGGTGAACCTGTTTCCAGCTTCGATCATTCGTTTCGATCTCGATCTTTGCTACCGACAATCTGATTTCGAAATTGCCAACTTTTACTGTTTGTAATGTTTTATTTTG